AGAAATAAGAAAAGCAAAAGAAGACCTTAAAGAGGTTGAGATTGGTGGACCCATATTCAACCAACTTGCAAAAGAAATTAGTCAGGCTGAAACTAAACTGATTGGATTACAAGATGCCGCAAAGGGAATATCCAAAGAAAAAACCCTTGAAGGATTTGGTAAGTTAGGTGCTGGTATTGCATCATCATTTGCTGCCGCAACTGCCGCAGTGTCCTTATTTGGAAATGAAAGTGAATCAGTCCAAAAGGCTGCAACCCAAGCACAAAACCTTTTAACCGTAGCATTATCTTTAAGGGGTATTGCTGAAATAAAGACAGGGGCAGATATTGTTGCCAAGACCATAGCAGAGAAGGCATCAACAGCCGCAACACTTGCAACCAATAGTGCGACAAAAGCGTTATACACCACCCTTGCTGCCAATCCTTATGGAGTAATTTTGGCGGTAATTGGATTATTAGTTACAGCATATCTTACCCTTGCAGATGCAACCTATGATGCTGAAAAAGCACAAGAATCATACAATAAGGTATTGGAAGACACTTTATATGGATATGATTTGGAAAGAACAACCATTGAATCAAACTTGGCGTTAAAATTAAAAACCGCTGAATTGGAAGGTGCGTCAATACAACAAATAGCAGAATTAAAGAAACAAGCCAACTTGGATACAATAGACCTTATTGACAGGGAGGTTAAAGATTTGGTTAGATTGCGTGTGGAAAGGCAGAAAGAAATTAGTGCCAACATAAAAGATGAAAAAGAAAGAAAAGCCGCAATACAAAAGTTAAGTGATGATTTTGCCAAAGAAGGTAGAAGGTTAGGGGTTGAAAGATTCAAGTTGGAACAACAAATTAAATTGGATGAAATTGATTTGGAAATTCAATTAAAGAATAATACCCAAAAAACAACAGAAGCAAGAAAGAAATATATTGAAACATTATTAACAGAGATTGAAATAAATTCAAAGTTATTGGTTCAGAATATAAACTTAACTGATGTTGATAATAAAATATTAGATTCATTGGAAAAGAAAGTTCAAGCAGCAAAAAATTATGCTGCTGAATTGGATAAGTTAAAAACATTTTCACAATTATACAAAGAAGAACTTAATGACTTAAATCCAGTTCAGGATAGTTTGGGTGATATATTCACTTATGTTAAAAAAACGGGTGAAAACTTAATTGATTCATTGGATGGTTTGGTTTATAGTGCCGCACAATCAAAAGAAGCATTACAGGATTTTGATGATGGTATTCAAATATTAAAACAAGGATTAAATGAAACAGACCAACAACTATTGTTGGACTTTGCAAACAACTACAAAGAGTTATTCACAACATTTCAAATGTTACAACAATTCAGTGGAAAACCATTAGGGTTTAAGATTGGTGATTTTCAAAAGGTTGTAACTGACATAAATTTATTGAGTGGAAAAATAACAGAAGACCCATATAAGAGAAGTGCTGAAGAAATAGTTGTAGCCAAGGTTACCGCACAAGAAAGATACAACATCTTAAAGAAATCATTTGTTGATGAATATGTTCTATATCTTGAAGCACAAGAAAGAAAAAAAGGTTTGAGTGAAAAAGAAATTGTTGAATCAAAAGTTAGGCTTCAAGCGATATCTACCGCTACTTTTGAATCACTTACAGGTGTTGGTGATAATCTATTAAAGTTTGAACAGGGTGTTGTTATTACATCAAAGAAAGTAATTGAGTTAAACAAACAATTACAAGAATTAGCACCAGCAGCCCGAGCAGGTTTTATTACCCAAAACGCTGAAGAAATTGCAAAACAATATGATATATTAATACCACTTGTTGAAAAAGAAGAAGAAGCACTTGCTGAAATACAGATTGAAATAGCACAGAAAACTTTTGATGATAAAAAGAAATATCAAGACGCAATCTTAAAACTACAAGCAGATTTACTGGCACAGGGAATTGACATTGAAGAATTGACTTATGAACAAAGGTTAATCTTACTTGAAAAGTTTTTGAGTAAAGCGGTTGGTTTAAGCAAAGATAAAAATGAGGTTTTAACTGAAGAACAGAAAGAATTTATAGAGATAACAACAAGGGTGGTTGATGAATTTGCATCAACAATAGGTAGAATATCATCACTTGTTGCACAATCATATTCATTTCAATTAGAAACACTTGAGAATAAAAATCAGGAAGCATTATCACAAGTTGTTGGTGATACAGAAGAAGCAAACAAAAAAAGAATTGAACTTGAATCACAATACCAATTACAAAGAGCACAGATTGAAAAACAAGCAAGAATAAAGGCATTACAATTCCAAAAGGTTCAGGCAATTACAGATGTGGCGTCTGCTACATTAAAGACATTTGGTGAATTAGGATTTACACCAGCAGCGTTTGTATTAGCGGGAATTGGTGCAACCCTTGCTGCAATCCAAGTTGGACTTATACAACAACAAATCAACGCATCACAATCACTTGCAGGTGGTGGTATGATTAGAATTGGAGCAGGTGGAATGGTTGTAGGTCCATCACATGAACAAGGGGGTGTTTCCTTTGCTGCTGGTGGAGTTAATCTTGAAGGTGGGGAGAGTGTAATAAACAAGGTGAGTTCGTTGAACTACGGTGGTTTATTATCACAAATCAACCAAATGGGTGGTGGTTCACCAATAGTGAATAACCCGTCAAATAGTTTGATGGAAGAAAGATTAGTTCAGGCAATTGCTAAAACCAAAAATGAACCAATCCGTGCTTATGTTATGAATAGTGAGATAACAAATGGACAAGCGATAAACAGAAGGTTGAACGAACTTGCAACCCTATAACAACTGATATTTATAGAAATGATTAAAGTAATTGATTTAGATATAGAAGGAACCCTAACTGGTGATACAAGAGTGGAAGAGATTGCACTTGTAAGAATGCCAGCAATAGAACAGGATTTCATATATTTCACCCAACAAGAATTTGTTGATTCCATAACAGATTATCCACAATACATAACCGATACTGCAATAAGAGCAAAGAAATGGGTTGATGAAAATGGATATGGTAATTGTATGACCCCTGTGGGTAAGTCAAGGTTAAACCAATTAGCCAACAGAGAACCTGTATCAATAGAGACCTTGAAACGCATGAAAGCGTTTGGTTCAAGACATAAGAAGGATTGGGATAGTTCCAAGTCATTTGATGAAGGCTGCGGCTACCTCGCTCTTGCTTCTTGGGGATTTGAACCATCAACTTATGATAGTGTGATGAATTACTTGGATAGGGTAATAACCAAACAAGAAGAAATGGCAGAGGTAGGACCAAGAGGTGGAATAAGAGAAAGTAAAAAGGCTCCAGCGTCCGATACGGCTAATAAGAACCCTCGTGGTGAAGGAACAGCAAAGGGTGATGCCAGTGGTAAAAGGGGAGCAAAGGTTACAGCAGAACAAGAAAAGACATTACAAAATAAGGTTGATGACTTTAATGAAAAAGAATCAAATACCAAACATGGTAGAGCAACACTTGGACAACTCAAATCAGTATTTCAAAGGGGATTGGGAGCATTCAATACATCACACTCACCAAAGGTAAAGTCAGCAGAACAATGGGCTTATGCAAGGGTAAATGCTTATTTATATCTACTTAAAAACGGAAGACCACAGAATCCAAAGTATGTAACTGATAATGATTTATTACCTGATAAACACCCAAAGGCAGGTAAGGGAAAGGAAGATATGGATATTGATGTATCCAACCTACCTGATTATGTAAATTATCCAACAGGTGATACTGAAAATAATATGTTGATAAAACCTGTATTATTTGTTGAAAGAAATCCTGGTGAAGATAGAAAAGATTATATCAACAGATGCACAGAATATCTAATCAAAAATGAAGGTAAATCACCTGAACAAGCATACGCAATCTGTAATTCAGAAGCAGATGAATATTCAATCGGACAAAATGTCAGTTTTGACTTTGATGATACATTGAATACACCAAGAGGTAGGGGATTAGCATTACATGAATTACAATCAGGTAGTGATGTCTATATCATATCAGCAAGGTCGGATAAGATGAGAATGCTTCCCCTTGCAACAGAATTGGGAATACCACACGATAAGGTATTTGCAACAGGTTCAGATAGGGCTAAACTACAAAAGATAAAGGATTTAAGAATAGATAAACATTACGACAACAATGAAGATGTAGTAGATTCATTGGGTAGTATTGGTATTCAATTTATGTGTCCTTGTTTGGATGAGTTTGTGGATAAGAAACAGGACTTTACAATGATTGGATTCATAGATGGGGAACCAGTGTTTACCACACCTGAAGAAGCCGAGTTATATGGAGAAACAGAACATGGATGTTCAGGACACCATGCACACACAGATGATGATGGTAATACCGTCTATATGGGTTGTGAGATACACCCTGAAAAGATGGAAGAAGAATTTGGTGTTGAAGATTATTCTGATGAAGAAATTGAGGTTATTAAAAACTTATATTTCTTAAAGGAAAATGACTATGAACAATTTGAGGCTGTTGTTGGAGCAATGAGAGGTGCAACCGAAGCCGAAATAAAAAGAAGAAACCACCAAAGACCTACAAACTATTTCAAGTATGAAAGGGTATTATCAGGAGCACCTGATAGAGATTTCTGTATGTCCATTCAAGATAGATATTTCCGTAGATTGGAAATAGATTTATTAAGGGATACCAATACAGAGTTTGGACATGAAAGACAACCATATTCAAAGTGGTTATACAAGGGTGGACCTAATTGTGTTCATGCTTGGAGAAAGTATTTGGTTCAAGGTGATGTTATAGCAGACCAAGGCATGGCAGAAGGAACTGCGGGAATACCACCAAAACAATTACCAAATAGTGGTTACTACTCACCTGAAACAAAAAGAAAGAGTGAGGTAGCATACATCATATCACAACAGGGAATGTCCAAGATGGGATTCAAAGCAGATGATGAAAAAAGAATGGTGTATTCTCCACTAATGATACCTAATATTCTAATACCACGATTATCTGATGATGGGGAAAAATACTTTGTTAAATTCACACCACAGGTAATAGAAAAAATACAAAACCTTTACATGATTGAAAAGAGATTGGATAGAACAAACTATGAACATAGTGATAACAAGATTGATTCGGTGGTAATGGTGGAGAGTTGGATTGTATCGGGTGATTCTGATAAATCTTTCCAATTAGGTTTTTCAAGGGATAATATACCTGATGGAACTTGGATGGGTGGATTTAAGGTATTGGACACAGAAGAAGGAGATTACATTTGGAATGAATATATTAAGAAAGGTAAGGTAAAAGGATTTTCAGTTGAAGGTAATTTTATTATGAACTTTTCCCGTCAAGATAATGATGAATATTTATTACAAGAAATCATAAACATAATAAAACAAATAAACGATTAAAATTATGAATGCAGCACAAGCGATTGATAATATCGTCAAAATGTTAGGATTACAATTTAAGAAGGAGACCTTTAAATCAACCTTCCTTACTGATGGAACCACAGAGGTTACCAACAATATGGAAGATGACTTTCAACCAGGTCAAACCCTTTATGTTGTAAAAGAATCCACACTTGCACCAGCACCTGAAGGTTCACACGAAACCAGAGAAGGTGTTGTTATTACCGTTGATTCAGAATCAGTTATCATTGCCGTATCACAAAAGGATATTGCTGATGAGGCAGAGGTTAAAGAAGAAGCAGGTAAAGAAATGGAATACACAGAAGCAAAAGATGCACAAGGACAAACCCTTGAATCATCTACTTTTGATGTTGGTGAAGATGTATTCTTGGTTAAGGAAGATGGTAGTAAAGAACCAGCACCAGACGGAGAACATCAAGTAACCTTAAAGGACACAAGTGGAAACGAAAATAAAATCAGAATACAAGTTAAAGATGGTAAAATCACAGAAAGAGAAAATGTGGAAGAAATGATGAAACCTGAAGAAATGAGCACTGATTTTAGCAAAGACATTGAAGACATTAAATCATCAATTAACAACCTACTTGAATTGGTTGGTTCAATGAACGGAAAATTCAAGACAGAGTTAAACTCATTAAAAACCGATTTTGATACTTTCAAAAAGTCACCAGAAAGAAAGGCAGTAGAAGAAAAGAAATCTTATACACAATCTTTTTCTGATTACCAATTGGAGTTGATTAAATCATTAAGAAAATAAACATAAAAATTAAAAATAAAAAAAATGGAAAATAAGAAAAAATTGTCATTTAACTATGACTTATCAAATTTACCAACTTACAATTCTTATGGTTCTGATATGTTGATTAAAGCAATCTTGGGATTGACTTTACCAAAATATGCGACAATTAGACCAAACTTGCGTGGAACTACTGAAAAAGTAGGTTTCGTAACCAACGATGTTATCCTTCAAGATTTGAGTTGTGGTTTTGACCCAACAGGTGATACAGTTCAAAATTTAGTAACTGTTGACTTGTGTAACAAAAAGGTTAACCAACAATTGTGTCCATACTCTTTGTATGATACATATTTGAGTCAATCATTAACAAACAGCAACTTCCAAGAAACAGTTCCGTTTGAAGAAGTAATCTTAACAGATATTTCAAACAGAATTGCTAACCAAGTTGAAAAACAATTGTGGCAGAATACTACTGCAACTGGTGCTACTATCTACAACAACGCTTGTTTCAACGGTGTTACTGCATTGATTACATCAGGTAATGGAGCAACTCAAATTGCTTATTCAGCAGCAACAGCATCAAATGGTTTGGATGTATTCACAACAATCTACGAAAACATCCCTTCAAATGTATTACACTTGGATGATTTGGCTATCTACACATCATATTCCAATTACAGAGGTTTGGTAAGTTCTATGAGAAACAACTCATTTGTAAACTTATTCACAATGGATTCAGCAAACGCTGCAATTGGTGAAGAGTGGAGTTTGATGTTACCAGGAACCAATGTTAAAATTATCCCAACTGTTGGATTAGATGGTGTAAATGCATACTATGCAGGACCTTCATCTTACTACATGGTTGGTATGAACTCTGAAATCATGACTGTTAAATCTATCTATGACCCATTTGAGGACATCGTTAAGATTCAAGCACATGTAACTTACGGATTAGGTATATTTGATGTAGCATCTTTCTGCGTTTGTAAATCATAATCCATAAACTATTAACTAATTAAAGAAATAGAATTATGGCAGCATGTTATATTAGCACAGGTTATACATTGGATTGTAGAACATCTTCAACAGGTGGTATCAAAACAATGTGGATTTTGGGTGGTGCAGGAAACTCAATCACAGGTTACACTGTAACCAATAGTGAAGTATCTGCTATTGGTGGAACAGGAACTTGGTTTAAGTTTGAATTACCAAAACAGTCAGGCTCTTTGTCTGAAACACTTGGTATCAATACCGTAGCACAATCCGTTACATTCCAACCAGAGGTGGTTGTAAACTTACCTAAATTACAAACAACATTGAGAGATGCGTTTGTAGAATTGGTTGCTTTGAACGAAGTATATGCTTTGATTGAAGACAACAACAACAGATATTGGTTGGTATTCTTGGATAATGGTGGTTTAGTTACCGCTGGTTCATTGAATACAGGACAGGCTTATACAGATTTGAATGGAGTTACGGCTCTTACAATTTCTGGTGGAGAACCAACATCAATAAGAGAGGTAACAGTAACAACTACTATCGCAGCAGTATTCACTGCGGGTGGTTTTACTTTTGAATCTTAATAAAAACCTTGATTATGGGGGGAATAAAATCTCCCCATTTTCATAAGCCTATATTATACTTATCATATATGAAATTACGACCATACCAAGCACCAAGAAGACAACCAAAGATTAATGATATGATATATCCACCAGGTTCAAGACAGGGTGGAAATGTTTGGATTGGTGGTATTTTAATGAATGTCCAAAAGGACGCAACGCCCGTTACACCAACACCTACTCCAAGTGTGACCCCAACGATGACGGTTACACCAACAAGTAGTTTGACCCCTACACCAAGTATTACACCAACTAATACAGTTACACCATCTATTACCCCTACGCAGACAATAACCCCTACAAATACAACAACACCAACACCGACCCCAAGTTCAAGTCCAATACCATCGGGAACAACAGAGGCTAATGCGTATTTAACAAGGGTAGTATCTGCGGGTGGAACAATAGACAGCACAATATCAGCGGCAACAAGAACATTATTTACAAGTTTAGTATCTAATAACTTATATGATAAATTATACGCATTTTACCCACACTTGGGGGGTGTATCAGCATCACACGCATTAAACGCCAAATCAACGGGTAATACAATTACCTTTAATGGTGGTTGGACTTTTAGTTTATTAAGTGGTTCTAAACCAAACGGAACAAATGCTTATGGTAGTATTCTAAATGGAGCACCAAACCAATTTGGTAGTCAAAATAGTAGTGCTGTTGGAGCATTATTGACTACCGTCGCAACGGGGGTAAATTCAACAGATATTGGAGCAATGGGTGGTAGTTCTGTTAGATATTATTTTAGTCCGCATTTCAGCACTGCTGAAAGACCAAGAATGGCTCTTAATAACACGGGTGCTGATAGTTTTACAAGTGTTGGTGACCAAGTATCAACATTCGTTCAAAGTAGGACTGGCTCAACCACGATTGAATTATACGCTGAAGGTATTTTGGTTCAAACTGCCACAAGAACATCAGCAGCGCCAGATGGTGCAGTATTGGTTATTGGTGCTGAAAATGAAAATAGTATTATAAAAAATTATTCACCAAGAGGTCAAGGATTTACATTCTTATCATCTGGTTTATCGGGTGCTGAAGCATCAACATTAACAACAATAATTAAAACTTGGGCTAACGCCATAAGCAGAACAAATTAAAAATTATGCTGGTAGGAATATTAACAATAATAGAAAAAGAAAGTTTAGTTGGACAATTAGTAGAACCAAATTGGTATTTCAATCCAATATTAGATTGTAATGCTAATTGGATTATATCAACCCAAGAAATTGATGGTTCAATTTATCCACAGAATGAGTGGGTAAAATCATTACCTTTAATTGACTGGTGTCCACCAATACCAGTATCAGGTTCAACAATGAACTAATCTATGTATAGAATAAATGATATTGCATTTGATGAATATAAGGTAATAAGTGTTGAATTGGAATTGGATAGTTGTGATTTAATTATGAAGGTTAGATTCACAAAAGATGATGACAGAATAACAAAAGAAAAATCTTATAGATTTAAAACAAATTGTGATGTGAATATAAATAAATTGATTGAAGAGTTAAAAGGTATAATAAATGAGTAAGGTATTTTTAAGAAAAAAGTTTAGTGATTATCTTGGTGAACAAAGAGCCATCCTTGATATCTATGCTGAAAATATACCTAACCCAAGTCCAACACCAACTCCTTCACCACAACCTGTAAGTCCAACAAGAACTCCGACTCCTACACCAACACCTTCAATTACGCCAACGATTACACCTACTGCAAGTGTAACCCCAACTGTTACTCCAACAAATACTGTAACTCCAACTCAAACTAAAACACCAACGCCAACAAGGACTCAAACTCCAACGGTTACTCCAACTGTTACACCATCATCAACCCCTGATGTATTATATGATTCATCTGTTGTTGTTGAATCATGTGATGGTGGTATCTACACAGGTGGAATTAATGTTTATATTAATGGTGTTCCAAATATTGTATATCCTGATGGAACAACCACAGGAACAACAGGTTGTGTTCCATTCTATATTGGAAATGGTGATTCATTTATTTATCAAATTCAATATGGTGGTTCATATACAGGTTGCACAAGTCCTGGATTTGTATGGGATGAAATTAGATGTCAAAACTTCAATTATAATCCTGCAATTGCTCCTATTGGTGGATATGATTATTTTGAAACCAAATACTTTATGGGTTCACCAATTGGTTCGCCAGTTGCAAAACAAGCGGCAATTGGGGTTCAATCTTCAGGTTGCACAACAATACCTGTTAATCAATGGATTGACCTTGCACCATTGTTCTATATTCAAAGCACTGTTGCTCCAAGTCCATCACCAACACCAACATCAACTGTTACACCAACGGTTACTCCAACTAGTACTGTAACACCAACTCCATCACCAGGTCCAGCATTTGATGCTGATGCTGCGGCTTATTTGGCGGCTGTAATATCTGCGGGTGGAACAACAGATGCCACAATATCAGCGGCAACCAATACATTATTCACTGACTTAAAATCAAATGGACTTTATAGTAAAATGTCTTTCTTCCACCCTTATATTGGTGGTGTTGCTAATTCTAACAAAATAAACGCTAAAAACCCTGGAACAAATGATTTAATTTTTACAGGTTCTTTCACACATAATTATAGTGGTAGTGTTGCAAATAATGGAACATCAATGGCATCAACTCAATGGATAGGACCTCCAACAGGTGGTTCAATAGATGATTTCCATTTTAGTTTCTATTGTGGAACTATCAATAGTGTATCTTATGGTGGTGGTGCTGTTTATATGCAAGAGTTTGGAAATCTTGATACTTTATATTCAACAAATGCCGTATTTGGTTGGTTAGGCGGCGCTGATTATCCTGTTGATGGTGGACAAACATATTTTAATGGAGGAGTTTTGAATAATTATATTATAATATCACAAGCGGTAATGAGTGGAACTACTGGATTATTTGGAGCATCAAGAGTTTCAACAACAGATTTTAGAGCATATAAAAATGGTTCACAAGTCGGTTCTACACAAACTTTAACAAGAGACCAAAGTTGGCCTTCAATAACATTGATGTCACCAGGATATACAGTCCCACCAAATACAAGTGGTAATCAAATATCATCAGGAAGGAGAAGACAATTTACAACTTTTGGAACATCATTAACTCCAGCCGAGTTTAACACATTATCAACCATCATAAACACATTCCAAACCACATTAGGAAGAAACACATATTAAGATGATAATACTAAACGAAGGTTATAACAATATGAACGCAACTTGTTCAAGGAATAAATCCTTGACTGGTTCTGTTTGCTATTTATTCAGTTGGAAACATAAATTGTCCCAAGAGGTTTGGAGATTTGTACCATATCAAATTCCATCATCAGTCAATTATGCACCAGGTTATGACTTGTTTAGTATCAACATTAACCCCAATAGTGCTGAAACAGGATTAACGGGAGCAACAACAACAGGACAAACAAATGTTCACTTAATAGAAGGTGAATACTATGTTAAGGTATGGGAACAATCAACAGCATTATCGGGGAATACAAACCCATCATTGGCATACGATGTTGTTTATGAAACCATTGGTAGAGTTAATTACTCTGCATCAACCAGTCCTACCACATACTCGGGAACTACTGATATTTACAAGATATACGAAGGATAATAATTATGATTAACATTGAAAAACTAAACTTTGGAACAAATACCATTACCTCATTTAGGGAGGTTATCAACAAGAATGAACCATTTGTAAGATGGGGTGTGGATAACTTATTCTGTGAGGAGTTGTATATGTTGTTGGACGCAAGTCCAATCCATAATTCTGCTGTCCGTGCTCGTGTTGATAACTCTGTAGGCAGCGGCTATATTCAGGATTATAAGATTAACTCAAAACAATATCTTAATGATGTTGCAAAACAAATGTTTTTTGAGTTCATAACCACAGGTAATTTGTTCTTGGAAATTGTATGGAGAAAAGATAGGAGTGAAGGTGTTGCAGGTTTTTATGTTATCCCTTCAAAGTATATGAGAGTTCATAAACCTGAAGAATTGGGTGCACCAGCAACCAAGTATCTTT